TTCAGACCTTTACGAGTCTAGCTCGGATACTGTTGTCGCTCAAATAGTCTGGATTTACATCTATCGACCATTAAATTATATTATAGTATTGCGAAACCAATCACTCGCAATTGTGGTGACACCTGCTAAGGCCGTGTAGTTTTAATACTTACACAGGTATTTAATCGACCATCTTCCCCAGCTCTCTTGGGGCCCACGAAGTGGAAAACTTCATCGGCTTAGTATCGACTGCAGCTAAGGAATAATCGATAGGTTGTTCATCCATAATAACAACTCTATCTTCAAATTCCAGCTCAAATTGAGCACCACTCACTCTTGACCAGGAAACAATTTGTTCAAACATACTCTCCACCATTGAGTATGAGACACCAGAAACTTCAGCATTTGCGCTCATGAATATTGCATAAAGCGTAGGATCTGTTGGTACCCTGTTAACCCAATCTCTCAACGACTCTTGATATTCTTTGAAATGTTCGTAAGATTTGAATTTGTGTGTGGCAATTTTTGCCAATTTCCTTTCCACACACGGTACTAACATCCCACTGACCAGAGCGTAACCACAAAACTGCATAGGCACATCAATATCCAATTTGAAATCCAGAGTGCAATTATCTCTTATGGCCTTCACCAGAATCGGATTGTACTGTAGGTTCGCCTGTCTTTTTACACCATCGTCTCCCTTCATCAACATAGCCCATGGACCTTCTCCTCTCAGGAGTGCATTCATTAAAGCTGCCATCAGAATCGAGTTACCAAACAGTGTACCAGGTTCGCCGCTCGTCTTTATATTTTTAACGTGAGCTCTGACATGGTCAGATTGCAAGATGTAGGACGAACGAAACGAAAAGTACCTGTCAAGAAACTCGTCACTCACACCGAAGCGCTTGATGATATATCTCTCTATTTGTTGAGTGAATGCATTCTGACCGGCGTCGCATGCAGTGGCATCGATAACACCATTTTTTGCAATGGAAGGTGTCTGATTCAGTGCAACATTGGCCCTCTGGACAAATTCTTCCTCTGAGTAAGAATTGTCGTAAACAACATTGGGTTTCAAACTTTTCAGTAGAGCCGCATTCAATGCACGGAAAGGAATCATAAACTTTGTTTGTGCAACTTTTGACCACGCAGCAATACCTTGCCCAGCTTTGGCAATGTTGATGCTGTCTTTTGCCACTTTCTCTATGTCCTTTAGTTGAAACCGACAGACATTTGCACCTGCTTGATCCAGTTCATTCATTTGCTTCTGGTAATTACGAATTCTCATATCACCATAAGCTCGCAGTTGCAGTCCGTTCATGGTCTCTTCATCCAAGACAAGGTCCAGGTTCGGGTCCATGCATTCATCTACAAACAAATCAGCTATATACTTGGCAGTATTAACACCAGCAATGGACATCATAGACGAAGTGGCCGTAGACAAATATCTCTCCTGCAGCACATGATTTGTCTGCCATTGGCTATTTTTGAGATAGACAAGAGCCGGACCGGTGGTTAGTGCTTTGTATTTCACCTGATTTGTCTTAGGGTGACCACGTTGGTTTAAAGGAGCCATGAAGCCCATGTCAATGGTACCTGTGACAAATTTATTACCCACCATAGTATGAGTCTCCTCGTTGAGGAAATTCAGATCGTAATGCTGGCGAGAATTGTACTCGACACGACCAGTAAGAAGGTAAGAATCCCTTGCGGGTTTGACATGTCTAACCTCCTTGACGATACCCTTATCCTCTACCATGGCCGAGAGAAACGACGAAGTACTCCTAGGAATATATTCGTTGACATAGTCCATGTATGTCTGCCGTAGACCAAAATTGTCCCTGTCTTCTAACTGCAGATCATCGGAGACTCTCGTCAGCACCTCATTAGTGGTCAGGGTGGCTCCACCACAACGTAGATCCACACCGTATAGCTTTTCACTACTGGGCAGGAACTTGTAAACTGCACCCGAAAACAATTTTGGACCGCTGACGTCGAGGAAGTCGTTTAGCACCGCAAACGTGGCATAGTTACAGTCGTAAAACTTCAGAACGTCGATTAAATCTTGTCCGTGTTTCCACACATGCTCCACAATGGGCCTCTCAGTAACAGCACGTGCAACCTTTTCGGATGGTTTCAACAGACTGTCTAGAAACGTCGCGCGTTTTGGCCTCACATTCTTGTCATGATAGTAATGTTTAAGATTTCCATCATAAACTATCATGACGTCTCTGGCTGACATAGGGCCACACCTTATGATGTGTCCGTCGTCGATAGCGTCGCCATTAATGAGTTTCACCGACACTCTAACATCCAAAAATTCAGCAAATGCAGTCACGTCCAATATTGTCGACATTTGAGAACTATCGAGCCATCTGCTGTAAAAGGCAGCCGATTTATGTGACCCATTTTTAAGCTTAGTATCAATATCCGTCCTTGAAATAGGCAGAGCTTCGCTCAATGCCAATATCAAGCAATTGTTGGGTCTACTGGTTATCGTGTGTCTCACAGGAGTTGGGAAGTTGGTTAGTTTGGCCATCTCAAAACCCTGAAGAAGAGGTTTCTTGTCTTCCTCCTGTGAACTCCAGCAATCTTCCTCATCTGTTGTGACTATCGGTTCGACAATTTGCGGTATAGTATCTGGAACATTATCGCTAGTGGATGATGAGGCAATATCAGTGTAATCGCCATTAGACATTTCTTCTTGTTTATGAAAAACAGTTGGTTGTCTTGGCCATTCCTCATCATAAGGCACGAATCCGTCGTACAAGTCGACTAGCTCCCTGAACTCTTTCTGAAGCATAGTCTCACGACGTTTTGGTGCACACGCACGTGGTGTTTCCAGACCTAAAAACTGCCTCAACACGTAGTCCTCTCTGTTTACGACATCGGGTACACCTTCTATCATTTGCCGTAAAGTGCCCACTTGTGGTGAGCAAGAGTCGCCGCCCTCGAGTAAAATGTCCAAATTGCCTTTATGACGCGAGAGGGCAACAATGTTCAAAGAGTCGTTTAGTGTCAACTTCGAATCGTACTCGGTGATGGGAAGAATGACATTCTCCCAAGTTGACCCCTGGTTCGACCTCACAGTAGTTTTAGAATCGCGTTTGTTATCCTCATCAGTACACAGCAAAATATCGTGGGTTGCCCATGAGTAGTGTATGAGGGTAGTATCTTTCTTTACAGACGATTCTTGAAAGTCAAGAGTAGATCCAAACGATATCTTACCATTCGAATCACTTGCCGGTATCATGTTATAACCGTACAAGTAGTTCAATAGTCGCACAGTGTGAGCTGGGTTCCTAAAATTGACTATAGGTTCATGCCTATTAACACAAGTAACGTCGATCTTGTTGAGGATATTAATACCCTCGCCGGCGCTTTCCAAAATGCCCGTCTGTTGTTCATCACCTACAATTACTACTTTAGAAGCACCACACCTCAGCACAATAACACACAGTAGTTGGTAGTCCAAGGCGGTAAATTCATCCACAAAAATAGTGGAACTGCCTGTCTCTTGACATGCCTTGTGCTGTGTGTGAAATCTAAAATCTACTTTCCTACCTTCTACCTCGACTTGTTGGTAGTCTGATCGTAACTTCAGAAAAGGCGCAGCGATCAAGTTGAGCATAGGATCCGCGAGAGCCCTTATGATGTAAGACTTGCCGCATCCTGGACCACCTTTTATGTATTCAACCTCTGCCTCCACAGAAAAGGCATCAACAGGTAGAATCTTGTGTGTATCCTCAAAGGTTTTAGCAAGTCCCGAAGGTGCCTTAAGCGCGTCTTCTTTCAGCTTGTTCCTCAGGTCGCACACCTCCGTCAGAGTCATCGAGAAGTTGTGTACAGTGGGACCTCCAGTGTGATAACACTCGACAATCTGCGCTCCGGTCTTACCCTGAAGGGCCTTACACACACTACAAGTTGTCTCATCGAACTCCATCCTCCAATTGTAGAAGTCCAATAACGACTTGTGGAGGTCCTTGTCGTTCCTCAACTTGTTGCCTTCTTTTAAAAAAGAAAGCAACGGGTTGGCACCTTTGAAGTGAAATTTTGAATCCTCAAAGTCGAAGTCAGAATAAGTCACTTCACCCTTACGATCGTTGGGTGCGGTTGTGTGTCCCGTGGTTTCATTAATATCATCTTGATTTTCCTCAACGGGACCGACATCCAACTCTGGTCTACTGATATGATTGGGATGAAACACTTTTCGTTCTTCGCCGATGTGGAATTCTTCAGAGAAAATCGGTGAAAAGGACGTGTCTCGGCCCAACTTGGACATGCCTCCAGGACCGTTAGAACCACACTCAAATCTCTGGAAATGCTCATTGGGCATATCGAGTATGATCTGATCAGCTAGATGAGACGTGTACAGCCAAGACCATATAAACTGCATGGGCTCAAGAACCAGATTGGCAGTTCTCTTCAAGATATTCTTAATCTTCTCCTTCCAGTTCACTTCAACACACACAATGTTGTCCACATCTTTGTACAATTTAGCCCTGAGCAACAGTGTGCTGTGGTAGACGGCGACGACAAACTTCGGCATATCGGTGCTTTTCAGGTCCCATTTAGGCGCTAATTTTGCCTCGACAAGAGACGCACCGTTTTGCATCTTGCGCACATACGCCATGGCATTTGTCAAATCTAGAGATTTCACATCCAGACTGAGCAAATAACTCTGGAGCGCCAGAACTTCCGCTTTCCTAGCAGAAAAGTACGGATAAGGCTTGCACACTGTGTAACTCCCCTTTGCCTTCATCCGATCGGAGACCGCCATCAGATCCATGAGACGAACATATTCCAGGTCCTCAGGAAGAGCTATTGTGCGAACAACTGCACCAATATAATCTCTTCTGGTTATGGTGAAACAGACCATAGGTCCCATTCGGCAAGTGATTTCCACTTCCAGTGCAAACGAAAAGCTGGGATGCGTCCACAATGGCTTTCTCAACATTAAAGCCCAGGCATCCTTTGGATGTTCATAGCCATTGGTGAAATTGCCAGACAGTGATGCACTTGTCACCCGTATACGCCCAAAGCTGGAAGAGCCATCCTCTGGCAGGAAACTCCTCTCGCAGAACCACGCTGTAGACTCATTATACCTGTAAACTGGTTTGTCTGTCACAGGCATATCCTCAAAAAGCAACTCTAGAGGCAAAGCCATATAACCATAACCCACCATAGCGTTAGTCATACCGAAAAGTTCCAACCAGTTGCGCTCCGAAAAATTATATCCGACGTCCTCAAAGAGCAGCGAACTATAAACACGGGAAGGATCCTTTGTATAATTTACAACATCGAAAAGGAAACGTCCTGGTACTTGCCCTTCTTCCTTCGCTTGTTTCAGCAGCCCTTTCATCCCAAGAAAGACGTCAACTTGATGCTTCTTAGGAGTACCGTCGGCCACAGTGTCGACACCAGTCGGCACAGTGTCCAAAGATTCTCTTTTCCTGACTTCTGCTTTTTCAGAAGCACGCATGACCTTCCACTTAACTTTGGCAGCCTCTTCAAGCGCCTTTATAGTCGTACGTACCATATCCTTACCATCGCCGCAGAAGAAGTAATGGTCGATATTAGGATTACTGATGTAATTGGAGACTTCACGCCAGGATGAACCAACCACCAAGGTCTTAGTATTTACATTTCTACAATTACTCGCTCGCTCGTAACTAGCACGAGCGAGTTCACGACATGCGTACAGGACTTTATGGTCGTTGTCAACAGCAAGCTTGTTCTCGAATAACGGACAGAACCCGATAAGCCTCTGTAAAGAACGCTTCTCTTCTGTTGAGAGTATCACAGAAACCTTGGGCGTCGCCTTGACCTCGGCTTCGAAGGCTTTGCTGGCATGACCCGACGCCATATTGGCCGCGTTCGTGGCCATGGACATGTTGATCATTGTGGCGGCCTCCATACCAACCCACAAATCCTGTGTGCATATATCCTCGACCAACATAAGAAGTTGAAAGAAATTTATACATCTAACGGAAGAATCTACATGTAACATGTGCTCACCTGTTGTCACAAGATTGTACACAGGAGTAGACCACAAAGTGATCAAATGACCTATGTTGTCGGAATGCGCCTTGGAAATAAGGTCGAGCAGACCATACAACAGACCAATCGGCAATGGCCCATGACACTCTGCGAACGCCTCTCGTAAAATTTTACGTGCAAGCGTTCCCTTGGCAAAACAGCCAAGAAGTGCTCTGTAACAACGAGCATCTGCGATGAAAGCATCTGTGACAGCAGACTGTTCGCGAAACAGAGAAATTTCGTAAGGTGTGAAGCACACAGAAGTATAATCACACAACACAGCGTCATCGGAGATCCCAGCCCCTAAGCCTAAAGAACCGCTACGTAATCCTAATACACTAGTACCACCTACATGACTACTACTACCAACTGTATCAACGTCACCCATATTAACAATATCTACAATACTAGTATCTAACAAAGAAACACTAGTCTCAGTCACAAGTGAGGCCATTCCAAATACAAGCGATAGGAAGATGCGTACTCGTGAAACTGTCGTTACGGCTATCGGGAGCCCTGAATCAATGTGCAGAAAATATGTCCGCAAGATAGATCGCAAGGGTTCCGCCAGCGGCAATTCGAGGTCACAACATAGCCATCTTCATATACACTCATGAATTGAATGAAT